TACATTAGGCTACTTCAAGACAGCACAAATGCCGCAGACATTCAATGGAGGCGTGGAACAGCTGCAGGAGACGGAGGCTTAAGAATAAATGTTTTTGACGGAGGCGCTGGTTACAATGTCTTTGAAGTGGACGGAGGAGCAAGGGCTGTGGCTATTTCAAGAGAGGGCGCAACAGGATTACAGCCAACACTCGCAACACTAAACGTGCATTCAAATACAAGCGCAGTCGGAAAACCTGTCGGACGTTTCCATCAAGACAATGCTTCTGGAGCACAAGCTTGTGCCGAATTTGTTCAGGACGACGTGGATCAACCGTTTATAGACTTTCAAAGCGCGGTTAGCGTGGGCTGTAATGGGTCAATTGTTTTGGGAAACGGCACGGGCGCGGTAGTAGGCCCCCGGGGAAACGGAGGACTTGACCCGATTTATTACACTTTTGCAGATATAATGGTGCAGGTTGAGGTCGCCGGAACAAAACCGCTTTACCTGGCTTTATATGAATGCGTGACAGGGAGATAAAAATGCTTGAATTTACAGACACGCAAATTTTACACCAGGGCAACATTATCATGGATGTCAGGGAAGAGCCTTACTGGAAAAAATTTTTTACAAGCTTGAAAGAAGAAAAAAATTTTTACCCAAAAAGTGTTCTCGAGCTTGGATTAGGAATGGGAATAACAGCACGCCTTATTAAAGAAATATGGAAGCCGCCTATTCACCACATTGTTGAGCTTTTCCCGGAAGTAATTGAAAAATACGGGGGCAATGAAGAAGACCCGTTTAATGTCATTCAAGCCGAAGCTTTTGGATATCTTGAAGGGCCGCCTATAACAAAATACGATTTAATCGTAATGGACATAGTCGGACATTTTGACATTCCCAGGGAAGACCTTGAAAAATATTTAAATCCAGGCGGAATTCTGCTCTGGATTACAACGGGCGACAAGCTTTATCATTGCAGCCAGTTTGAAGAGAAAGAATGCGGTAGCTTTAGCATGCCACGGCCTAATGATTATCCGAACTGGCGAGCAGACACGCTTAAAATGTATTATTACAAAAAGGAGGAATAAAAAATGACATTGGAAACACCACTCATCGATGAGTATAATTCAGCCGGAAAAACAAGGCTTTGGAGCAACATCGGAACAGAGGTAAACGAGCTTCTCGGAGATCTTGAAACAAATTTCCCGGACGACAGGCTGCGCGTTATGATAGTCATTGACGTGGAGCCAAATGGAAAAATCGGCGACAATTACACCGGGAAAGTGGCAGCGGCTCACATCAGCGGCAGCAAGAGATGAACAAAGCTTTATTAACAGGCTCAAATAAGGAGTTAAACATGGAAAAACCACAGACAAAGACGTATACTTTTTATTCCGATTCGGTGAACTTCTACAAAATTGAAGGAAAAGCCGGGCCGGACCATTTCGTCGAAGGCTATGTGGCCACATCGGACGTTGACTTACTCGGAGACCTTATCACAGAAAAAGGACTTTCCGACCTTTTGACGCAGTTAAAAGGAAAAGACATTAAAGTCGACATTGACCATGAAGCCTGGAAAAACAGGCCGACAATTATTCCCGTGGCTAAAGTCGTGGACGCAAGAAAAGACGCGCGCGGAGTCTGGGTTAAAGCATTGCTGAACAAACACACAACCAGGTTTAATGAAGTGTGGGGAAGCATAAAGGATGGATTCCTTAACGCTTTCAGTTTTGCTTATAAAGCTATTAAGCCGACGTACAAAACATTGGACAACGGAGCAAAAATCCGTGTCCTTGACAGCCTTTACCTTTTGAACATTACGTTTACGGGGAATCCTGTCAATCCAATGGCGCGTATGACGGACGTTTTTATGAAGTCCCTTTCGGACTTTAACGACTACTCGGAGGAAAATGTTATGTCAGGTGAAAAACCCACCCATGAACCGAAGACTGACGCTGCACCGGAAAACGCAGAAATGAAGTCATTGACTGAATCTGTGAGTAAAATCCAGGAACAGTTTAAGAGTCTTTCTGAAAAGGTTGCCGCAATCGAGAAAAAGAGCGCGGAAACCGAAGAAAACAAAGAAGCCGACGAAAACAAAAAAGAAGAGACCGGCACAGAAAACAAGGAAGACGCTTCAAAAGAAACCGGTGAGGCTGAAAAGTCAACGGAAACACTCGCTGAAGTAAAAAGCGAGATCAAGAGCTTGAAAGAAAGCCTTGACAAGGTTTTGAGCGCCCCGCAGTTCAAGGCCATGCAATCCACTATGGATGCAGAAAAAAAACAGGGAGAAATGGCAGGCGAAGCTGAAGGCAAAAGTGCTACCAGGCCGCTTGACCTATTGAGGTAAGGAGGAATACACAATGGCAGGATTCGGAGCTAATACTGTTAATGCGGAAATCGCCTATAAATCCTCGTTCGGAGGAATGCCCGACAAGTCGGTTATTTCAGACCCGGCAGGATTTAAAAGCGGTTCCGAAATGGATGCCAGGAAAGACCTGCGTGACGCGTTCGGCCAGGGAGTCGCAAAGTACGAGACAGAAGTCAAGGCTTTGTCGTCAACTTCCGGCGGAGCAGGCACCGCAGGCTATGCAATGGTGCCCATTTATGTCGACCCGCGAGTTATTGACACTACAAGGAAATACACACCGCTGGTCGAATTGATCCCGAGAGTTTCCAACATGGGAACAACCGCGGACTACAATAAAATTACGGCAAAGGGAGGCGCAAGCTTTGAGATTGAGGACGCAGCTCTTTCAGAAAGCAACACTACTTATGACAGGGCAAGTACCGCGATTAAGTACCTGTATGCTGTCGGAAGAGTCACCGGCCCGGCAATAGCCTCGTTCCCGAACTACCTTCTCCAGGGATTCAGTCCCACAGGAGGAGCAACCGGGGCCTTTGCAGACGCAGGAGCGCCCAATGCAAAGCAGCTTGAAGTCCTTGTGAAAACAAGGGAACTAAGAGAGGCTGAAGAGGACGCAATCATAAACGGAGACGCAACAACCAACCCAGAAGAGTACGACGGTATTGTTCAGCTCATGAGCTCAACAAACACCGTGGACAAAAACACAAGCGCTATGACGCTGGATGACATTACAACAGCCATTCAGTACGCGTTTGATGACGGAGGCAGGCCGAACCTTGCGGTATGTTCAAGCGGAGTTTACTCTGACTTGATCAAATTGCTCACCGCAAAAATCGGGTACCTGCAGCCAACAAAAGAAGTCTTTTGGGGCTTTGAAACAATCGTGCTTCACACGATGGTTGGACAGATTCCCGTCATTCCGTCAATGTACCTGAGCAACACGTCAGGCAGCAAGGCAATTTATTTCCTTGACATGAGCGTCGTGGAAATGAGAGTCCTGCAGGACGTGACATACCAGGAAATGGCCGTCGTAAATGACAGTCAGAAGTTCTTCCTGAAAGTGTACGAGGCACTTATCATAAAGAACACGAGCTTTTGCTCAAGCATTACGGAGATATCAGCGTAAGGTGATCAAGAGTGACAGACGTTGAAGCAACGGTGACGGAACTTGTACCGATTGGCGGAGCAACCAATGCGGGCTACAAGATCGGCTACCTTGCCGCGCAGACAAAGGCTGCACAGAATGACACGGTGACGATTAAAAACGCCACCGCGGTCATCCATGCAGACCTTCAAATCGTGGCAACGGGAGCGTCAGAAACCAACACCTTGTCATCGAATACCATTACGCTGACAAGTGCAACAACTGGCTCGGTAAGGGGCCTTGTAATCTACACATAGGAGGAATAAGAAATGGGCGACATAAGTTCGACATCAACCATCACGGAAGAATCCCCGAATTCGGGAGTGAAAACTCTTATCGTGGTGACACCAAATACAGCCGACACTGCGGACACGATTCCCATAACTTTGGCGAATTACGGTATTTCGACATTCCTGGCCATTACCGGGTATGTGCACACCACAGAGAACAGCGTCGTGGTTGAGGAGGCACCGACAACAGCGGTGTCAAGCGGAGTGCTAACAATAACCGTCGGAGGTTCCACAGTTTCCAACAAGAAACGTGTATACGTTGTGAGGGGAATATAACGTGACTGAAAAAATGCACGTTGTAAGCAGGGATGCCAGGGGCGTCCCGGCCTGGAAGCGAGAGTCAAAGCTGACACCTGAAGAAAGGAAACGCTTGGGACTTGACGACAAAACAGAGACCAAAGCAGAAACAGCAAGTGAAACGACCACTTCTTTTGAAGGCGGTCGAGTCACTCCGCGAAGGAGTTCCAAAAGGGCAAGCAAATAGCTTGCCTTTTTTTCATTTTTGGAGGGATAGGCAATGGCTACTGCGACTTATACGGATATTGCGCATGTCCGGACAATTTCGGGCATTTCGTCTACTTTGGTAAACGATGCTGACGTCACGCAAACGATTGAAGACATCGAGCAGGAAGTCGACAGCTATCTTAACACTACTTTTCAGCCGAAGCAAATCATTGAAACACAGGATGGCAACGGGGATGACTTTGCGTTTGTAGAACGCCTTGACATGCTGTGTTTAAGGGCTTTGACAATTAACACAACGTCAATTACGCCCAATTATGTGGATATTTACAAGGATTCCGGAAAGCTTGTGCTTGGCTCAAGCGCGGAAGCCGGAGAATTTGACCAAACAGACAACCGGCTCGTGCATATAAAATATTTGTACGGCACAATGGAAGAGTCGTCAACGTCGACAACAACAAGCAATGCAGAAACTGCCGGAACAGGTACAACTGTTGAGGTTGCAGATGGGTCAAGCATTTCAGACAGCGACTGGGTAGCCATTTATGGAATGGACGGAAAATATGAAGTCACTCAGGTATCATCCGGGGGCGGAACAAACAACCTGGTCATGGACTTGTATTTAAGCCATGCTGCAGGAAGCACCGTTGTCGTTTTACAAATTCCCAAAATAATAAAGCGGCTTACCGGAGTGCTTGCAGCAAAGGCTTTAGTGGCCAGAGTGGTCGGAGCGTCTTTTGATGAAATCGTCGGCTACAATTTATCAGGAGTCGCCCAGGTACAAAAAGGCGAGCCGTATACGCAATGGCGACAGACAGCCATCGAGCTTGAAAAAGAAGAGAAAAGAATCTTACAGACAGTAAAAAGAAAATGGTATATTGGGTCTACCGGGTGATGTAATTGGCAAATGATTTTCTTACAATTCTTGCCGACCTCGGGGAACTCGTTTCTTTGGAAGTCAACTCGGAAACGTATGACAATATTTCCGGAGACAGAAGCAATTCTTACGCGGCGGGAACGAATATCACCGTTGTTCTTGGCTGGCCCGACCCAAAATACGATTACGATGTGGGTGGCCAGGTAGATAAGATTGACCGTATTATGTACAGCAAGCAAAGCGATGCGGTGGCCAAAGGAGACAGAATCACAGACAGCGGCGGCAACAAGTACGAAGTTTACGACGTAAGCGATTCCAGTATTTCAATCAGCAATACCGATTTTTCCTGCAGGCGATCCAGGCTCATTTACCTGGAGTGATTTTTATGGCCAATTACTCGGAAGAGCTTCAAAAAAAAATAGACGGTGCTTTAACAAAGGCAGCTATTTATGTCGAAAAAGAACTCAAGAAAGCCGTGCCGGTAAAAACAGGGCATTTGAAAAGATCCATTACGCATGAAGTTCATGGGGATTATGCGGAGATTGGAACAAACGTCGAGTACGCCAAATACGTTGAGTACGGAACGCCACCGCATGACATTGTTCCAAAGGACAAGAAAGCCCTGGCTTTCAAAAAAGGCGGCAAAAAAATAGTGGTTAAAAAAGTCCGGCACCCGGGCACCCGGCCTCAAATGCCTTTTAGAAAAACGCTTATGAAAGTCGCAAAACCTGTCTCAAAAATATTCGAAAAAGAGCTGAAGAAATAGGTTTATTAAGTGGCTCAAAAGTAGAATTAAACAGTCCCAGGAGGGACAGGCTGGTGTGCAAAGCATGGCTGCGATAGACCTATGGAACATTAAATCCGAATTACTCGTTTTTTTAAGGAACGCCGATGTTTTAACGACTTCTGAAAGAGGCGTGACAACAACAACTGAAGAATTTGATGGTAATGGTTCAACCACTACTTTTGACGTGAGCAATACAAATCTTAAAAATGTGCGAAGCGTGACAGTAGATGGAAGCCCTTTAACATTTGGCACGGATTACACCGTGGACTATGACGGCAGCAATCCAGGAAGAGTGACCACCACGTCGCCTCCGGGAAGCGGGACAGACAACGTGGACATTCAATACGATTATGGCACCACGGACAAGATTTTCCCGGACTGGCCAAAAGCAAGCGTCAAGCTTGGAACGTACCCGCGCATTGCCATTGACATTATAGGCACAACTTCTGAGGAAGCGGGATTTAATGACGTGGGGCTTATCACCAATGCCATTGTCGACATAACTGTTTTTGCGAACAAAACAAAGAAAGTCGACGACGTGCATGACGCAATAAGAACAGCCTTCCTGGCAGCAAAAAAAGATTTCTATTATTTTGATTTTTTGACCTTTAATTCACAAGGACCGCTTTTGGAAGCAACCGACAGAAGCGAGTACGTCCTGTACAGAAATACAGAGTACGAAATCATCAACATGGTTGAATTAACATAGGAGGAATAACATGAAGTTTGAATACACGGGAAACGGGAACGAGGCAATCTTCCATCCTCGAACGGTTCGCCTGGAGAAAAAAGGGCAGATTGTTGAAACCGAAGACCCGGCCTTAATCAAGGTTTTGGAAGAACATCAGAGCTTCAAAAAAGCAGGAGCTACTAACAAAGGAGGGAAAAAGTAATGGTAGACGCAGAATTCATGGAATCATTAAGGCAACTGTCTTTCGGTGTTGAAACAACCTGGGGAACAGCGGCCACGACAAAGAACCTGTGGCCTGGTGGAATTCCGCAAAGGTTTTCCGGAAAAGTTTCCGCGACAAATGTTCCGTATTCCGGTTTTGGCACAGCACAAAAAAGACTGGGATTAGCAACAACGG